GACCGTCTCGGTGATCTCCCGATACACACCGCGGCTCCGCGCCACTTCGTCCGTCACTCCTACAGGCTCAGTGACAGTGACCAGGATCGTCTTCGCTGTCGTCGTGTCATCCGTCACGCCTACCGGCTCGTCGACGGAGCGGACGGTATCCACCACCCTCGCCGTCGAGTCCGTCACACCTACGGACTCGTCGACAGCGGCGGTGATCGTCTTCACCGGAGTCACATCATCAGTGACGCCGACAGGTTCGGTCGAGTCCCTGGTCTGGCCCTTCAACCGGATCGCCTCGTCCGTCACACCCACGGCTTCGACGATGGACCGCTTGTAGTCCACGACCCTGGCCGTAGCGTCCGTGACCCCCACCGTCTCTGTCTCCGACCGGACAGCCGGGGCGACCCGAGAAGTCGAGTCGGTGACCCCTACCGCCTCCGTCTCGGATGCGGTGTGGGCAGTACCGGTGTCAACGGGGGCGGGCTTGATGGCGAAGATGACGGTCTTGTGATCTCTGGTGCCGTCGAACTCGTAGGTCGCACCGTCGTTACCCCATGAGGTCGGGGTCTCTGTCCCCGCCGTGGCGATGTGCTTATACGCCCAGGACTGCTGTACGTTGCCGTTGCCGGTGCCCTGTTCCTCACGGCCAGGTGACCCCTGCTGCCATGTTCCCTTCGTGACGGTCCCGATGGGTTGGTTGGAGGGCGTGTCGTAGCCGTCCGGTGGCCGGACGAGCCACTCCCCCGTGGAGCCGTCCGTCTTGAAATGGTTGGCGTCGGAGCGGTTCCCTGTGAACACGATGACCATCGCGCCGTCAGTGTTCGTGTCGATAGGCGACGGCAGCGGAGCAGCCGTGTTCTGGTTGGAGTCGAAGTGGTCAACTGAGACATACGGCTCGTCGAGGAACGAGTCCGGATCGACCCCGGAGAGGGAGACCCGGACACCGACGAGTTCCTCGACCCCTGACCGGGTCAGGGTCGTGGAGTTGACTCCCGACGGTAGGTTGTAGTTGTAGTCCTCCCCGACCCACTTCTTATACCAGGCACCGATAGAGACGTCGTCGCCGCCAGCGTCGTTCTCCTCATATATCTTCGTCCACCCAGTCGGGACCGTCCAGGTAATGTCGTTGTCGTCGCCCGTCGCCAGCATGAGTCCGTACTCGGGTGCATAGACGGTGACCCGGACCATCGCAACCTGCCACGTCCCGTAGGAACTAGTGGACTCGAATCCGAGGATCGTCCCGCCTGCGGACTCCCGGATACGGATAACGTCCGTGCCAGCTGCGGAGGATTCGAAGTCAACTGAGAGCGCCTGGACCTTCGCCCACGTCCACCCGCCTGCCGGGGTATCGAGCACGTTCGGGTCCTGCCAGTAAAGGACGCCTCCTGCCCCGTAGCGCGGCTGGATCGACACGACCCCAATGTCGGCACCGGAGGAAGGGGCGTTCGTCCCGGACGCTGTCAGGTCACCTGTCCCGGAGGAGTAGGCGAACGTGTCACGGTCACCGTCGAAGCCGAGGGCGTCATCCGTCCACACTCCCCCCGTATCGGTCGGGCCGTCATCGGACGCATCGAAGTATCCCTCGAACAGAACCGAGTTCTCGTCGGGACCGTTCGGATTCGTGAAGGTGAGGGTCGGACCTGCCGCGTCAGCGTCCCGGTACCAGGCGTTGTTGAGGTCGTCGTTGGCGTTGACGTGAATCCCGCTGATCTGAACAGCGACCTCAGCGATGTAGACGCTGCTTATGGCGGCAGGTTCCGTCAGGGTTCCGAGTAGCGTCCCCCCGTCCGACTCGTATATCTTGACGTTGTCGTTAGCCGAATCGAACTCGATGTGAAGTGCGGCTACCTTCGCCCAGGTCCAGCCACCGGACGGGACAGCAAGCTCCGTCTTGTCCAGGTGGTCTACAAGGCCGTCGAACCAGTGACGTGCGACGACACGGACGATCTCGGGTCCGGTGGTAGGGGCAGTGGTCCCTGTCCCTTTGAGAATCCCCGAGTTGGTGGCGTCGGCTGCCACCGTGGAGGTGGTGCCGTCGAAGGCGTTGGCTTCTGACGTCCACCCTCCGCCGACGTCAGTGGGGCCAGCGTCGGACGCATCGAAGTAGTGAATCAGGTTCTGGTTCCAAACGGCCACGATTCACCGCCTCCCACTATCGAGACGGGGCCGGTGCCATGCGCGACACCGACCCCGTACCCTGCTCCGCTCCGCTGATTGCTATGCGCCCAGGAAGTCGATGTTCCAGGTCACCTCGAGGGAGTCCCCGGCCTGCTTGTCGATGGTCGCAGCGAACACGTACCTGGCAACAGTGTCGCCAGCGACGGACGCTACGTCGGTGAGTGGCGTCTCGTTCGTCAACACGACAGACCCGATGGCCGAATCGGTGATGTCGCCTGCGATCCAGGTGCAGACGTAGGTGGTTCTCCAGCCGAGACCGGCACCCTTCGTCGCCTCTGTCGCTGTCGTGTCGAGCGCCTCCTGAGACCCTGTCAGGTAGCCGGTCGCCTGATACGACCCTGCCCCGGCCTTGGATGCGGCAGTGACCGCCGTCGCCAGTTTCATGCCGGTGACGATCTCAACCGAGTCGAGGATCGTGCGGGTGGCGAGCATGTCGTCGCCGTAGTCGGTGACGAGGTTGTCACCCTTCTCCGTGTACTTCACGTTCCCGTCGGGACCACGGAGCACGACTTCGACGTTGCCGCCAAAGAGGTTCTTCGACGTGATCTCACGGCCACGGTCCATCCGGACGGCCACCTCGTCGGTGACCTTGTTCTTGTCTGTCTGCATTGGTGCCTCCTCAGGCGCTCTTGTCTTCGTCCGGCTTGACTTCTTTCGTTGCTCGAGGCCGCCTCGGGTTGCCCTTCGCGGTCACGAGATGCTGCCACTCCTTCGGCACCTCGTGGCCTTCGCGAGCCAGCCACGACGCCGCGGCAGGACTCTCCAAGACAGCGAGGTCTTTGGCGGCGTTCAGGAAGAGGTCTTTGGCGGCGATCATGCGTCGATCTTACCGAACGCGGGCTTCGCCTGAGTGCCGGTGTTCTCGTACATGTCGTCGTTCGTGAAGTCGTAGACGAAGCCGCCCGCGGGGATGGACCCCTCGTAGGAGCCGTCCACGTCATCGACTCCCGCTGTCGTGTTCCCGAGCACCGTGTCGTCGAAGACGTTGGAGAGGTGCGTGAAGCCCTGCCCCGTCTCCTCCGTCGCGATCAGGTCACCGGCCACGCCAGTCGTCTTGGCCGTGAGCGTGCAGACGTCGCCTGCGAACGCCGAGGCGCCGACGGTCGGGTGGATGAGTGTCCCGGCGAAATACTCGACGCCTTCCGTGCCGGAGGCGTTGATGGCTGCCACGATGTTGACCTTCGTCGCTGCCTCGCCTGCGCCGATGGCGATGTCATACGCCGCAGCCGGAGTGTCCAGCAGCGTGTAGACCGTCGTGTCGAGCGTGAACTCGTCGCCGTCCGAGACTGGTTCCGCGATCGTCAGGGTGCCCTGCGACGCCACGCCGTCTACGCCATCGACCGGGGCGCCACGAATCGACAGGGGCTTCACGGCCCCGGCGCCGATGATGACGTTGCCGCCGGTGATGACTTGGCCGGTTGCCATGGTGTTGATTCCCATGCGTCTCCTCCTCTGGAGAGTCGGCGGGCCGGGGCTTCTGAAAGGAGAGCTACCCGGCCCGCCTGGACCTCCTGCTAGATGCTGGTGACGGTGCAGAACGCGTACGGACGGTACACCTGGAAGGCGACCCTCACGTCAGCACGGACCGCCTGCTTGCCTTTGATGAAGTAGTCCGAATGGGAGTCCGAGACCTTGACTTCGACGCCACGCTTGTAGGCGAGATCGCAGTAGTCGAAGTCTCCGACCAGTCCGGTGTTCTCCGTCAGACGGGACTCCTGCGCGACCGGGAGGCCCCAGATCGTCGCGGGTCCTGCCTCTGAGGGGGAACCCCAGATGTAGATGCCGTCCGTGGTGCGGAGCAGCCTGACGTCCTGCCAGTCGTTCGGGTTCATCACGATCAGGTTTGGCATGCCGTAGCCGCCGACCCTGACCTTGGTGAGTGCCTTGTGAATGGCGTCCGGGACCGGATCGGTGCCCTTGGCTTGCGTCTGGATGGCACGGTCCAAGATGCCCGACAGGTTCGGGGCGGTGCCGTCACCGACCAGGACTTGCAGCGCCATCCGCTCCGTCAACCCCTTCCGCATATTGCGGTCCAGGTATGAGGACGTCTGTGACACGTCCTCCAACTGTTCGTCTGTGACCGGAATGAAGTGCGCGACCTTCCGCACCGTGGACGTCTGCTCGGTCAGCTCGAACGCCGACTCGGCATAGGTGCCACCCTCGAGTGCTTCGGCAGCTGACTGCGTGTACGTCGTCTCTTCCATGTAGACGATGGCAGCCTGGTTCGTGGTCCCAGATGGGATGAAGTCGAGGATCGAGATCGGCGCGACGGCGTAGTCGACGAGCCTCCCTGTCCGTGTCGATTCGGGCAGCCAACCGGCAGCCGTCTCGAACAGCGTCTTGACCTCGAAGCCGTCGAGACTGAACTCCTTGCCCTTCTGCTCAGAGTCGAAGCCCTTGAAGAACGACTCGCCAAACGACTTCGGCTCGCCGCCAACGACCGGGGCCGCAGGGGTGGGAAGCATGTTGGCGGGCTGGTCGAGGAGTCCCAGGACGGTGGCGAGTTGGCCGTTGCCCTCGCGGGCCTTCTCCAAGTCCGCGGCCTCTTTCACCTTGGCGGTGAGTTCGATGATCTCGGCGTCCCGTTCGCGGACCCACGCCACCTTCTGTTCCGTGGTCTGAGCGTCGGCGCCTTCGATGGACTTGACGTTCTCGAAGTCCATCTCCGGTCCCGCCTCAGAGAAGACCTTGGCGAGTTCGTCCGACTTGGTTTGCAGTTCGTCGATGAGTGTCGTGAGTTTCACTTGCTACCTCCCACTCGTGGCGAGCCGAGCGTCCGCGAGATGGCGGCGGGCGGCGAGTAGCGCAACGGTGTAATCGTTCGTGTGGTCGGGCGGCGGCGGGTCGATGAGTGACCCGAACATTTCTGCTGCCGCCACGAGCCGTGTCTTTACTTCGAGGAGACGAGCCACGGCTTCGTCACCCAACGCGGTGCCCTTCTCGGCACGGAGTTCGCTGATCTCGTCGGCCCGGGCGTAGAGGAGTTCCACGGCCTGGGCGACCTGTTCGGCCTGGTCCACGAACCGGAGGCCTTCGGCTTTGATGTTGACGGTGAGTGTGCCTTCCCCGGCGCCCACGAGCACCGGAGATACCTCAGCCACTTTGACGCCAGGGGACCCGTCCTGTCGGGGAGTCAGGAACCGGACACTCTGCCCGTCATGCTGCCCCGACTTGGAGCCGCCGTCGAGGACGTTGAATCCGTAGGACCACTGCTGGAGCGGACCCATGTTCTTGACCGTCTTGTACGCCTGCTCGCCCTCGATGGTGTCGAGGAAGAACTTGCCGTCGAACACGGCGGCGTCGCCCTGCTCCACGATGCGGCCTTTGCCGACGAGTCGGCTCCGGTCATGCGCCCACGCCACAGCCACGTCCTGGGTGCCGAAGAAGCCTGGGAGCGTCACGTCCCGGTCCTTGTCGATGACGTTCATCGTCGCGATGACCGCCTTCACGGTCCCAGCGTCGTCGTCGAGTTTCAACTCTGTGATCGGAGTCTGTTTCGTTTCGAGCATGTGTAGGTCTCCCTCCACGAAGGAAGTGTCGGTCGAAGCCTATCACCCTGGGCGCCTGTGTCTACGACAAGGCTCTCTCTACGGCTTCACGGAGCCGTGCGGGGGCGTTGGCGTAGCCTGCCCACTTGGACACCGTTAGGGCTGTTCTGCGGGAACGTCGCACGTCTGCGATGAGGGCCTCGAGGTCGGCGTCGTTGCGAGTGCCGTGCCACGTCCTGTGCTTGATCCAGTCGTCGTTGGGTGGCGTGTCAATGTTCATGTTCATACCGTCAATGCGTCGGTGAGGATGACAGAGAAGAACTCGTCAGCGGTCGTGGAGCCAAGAACTATGACTTCCGATTCGCCGACGACTCCGAACCCTAGTTCTCCGAGCGAGAAGATGCGGTCCAACGGCACGTCCGAGACGAGGAGCGCGCCACGCTCTGATCCGTAAGCGAACGAGAACGCAGTGTCAATATCGAAGGCGAACGACGAGAGGCTGTTGAGTTCAACGTCATGGAACATGGCTTCAGTGAGTCCGTCCATCCTCGTCCCCCTCCACAACTGCCATCCGTCGCGAGACATCGTCGACGCGTGGTTGCCGATCTCTGCCACGTAACTCTGCGTCTCTGTGTAGGTGGCGCGGGCATGGGCACGCAGGATGGAATAGACGTTCGGGGAGTCCGTTTCGAGGACAGCCAAGTCTTGGAGGAGTCCGTGCCCCATCCGATAGGACGGCGGCCAGGGCAGCCCGAACTCGAGCGACACGGCATGCTGGTAGGCGACGGCTGCCGGGTTCGTGTCCCCCGACGTATGCTGCCATGTCTGAGCGATCAGGTTCGAGACCTGCTCCCCGGGCGTCTCACCGAATGCCCTCATGGCTGCGGTCGCTGTCTCCGAGTCGAGGCCGCTGGCTTCGAGGAAGGCGTTCTTCGCTGCCGTCAGGTCCGTTGCGTCGAACGTGTCGTCCAGGTGCCTGCCTATGACACGCCGTTGGAACAGGTCGGCCTTGCTGTCGGTCGTGGACCAGCCGGGAATCCTGCCAGGTGTCGGCGTCGAAAGGTTGATGCCCTGCGCTGCGGCACGCTCAGCCATCCAGTCGTCTGCGACGTCGGAAGCGAATGCCCGGTTGCGTTCGCCTTGGAGTTGCTTGCCCTTCATTGACGCTGCGGTGCGGTCGTAGTCGGCGCCGTAACTCTCTGTCCATTGCGCTGGCTTCGGCTTCCCGGTAGGAGCAGACGGGGCTTGGATGGTAGGAACCGATGGCGGTTCAGGTACCAGAGGACGTTCCGCCAACTGGGCGTCGATCTGTTGGCCGAGCGTCATCGGCTTGGGAGCCGGTGCGGGTGGCGTCGGAGCCGTCAGAGTGGGCGTCGGCTGGCTCCCGGGCTTCGCTTTCACCTTCCGGTATTCGCAGAAGCAGCGACAGTTGATGACGTTCCCCGGGGAGCCTCCCGGGTCCCGCGGATAGCGGAGCCGTTCGCCGCCGACGTTGAACCTGCCCGCCTGGCCTCCCCGGCCCCGGTCCTCCACGAACCGTGACTGGCCGTTGGCGCGCTGATGGGCTTCACGGACTTTCGAGTCGCCGTGCGTGAACCAGACCTTCCGCAGCCGCAGCGTCCTGGTGTTCGTCGCCGTCGTGCGGGCCGATTCGTAGCGGATCGATTCGGTGGCCTGGAGCGTCTCAGACCACGCTATTCGCGCCGCCTTGTTGTCAGCAACGGCGGCGTACTCCGATCTGAGTGTGGCCCGCATCGTGGACCGAAACTTGCGTGTCGGATCGGTCGAGCCCTTCACGGCTTTGAGTGCCGCCGGGGTGTGGGCGCGGACGAGTGCCGAGTAGTGGTCGCGCTGGGAGGCGGCGATGGCGAGGCCATGCTCTGTGGCGTAGCCGGTCAGGGTCTTGACGACGGCGGGCGGCATCGGATAGTCGGTTCCAAGCGTCGCCTGTTGGGTCTCCCAAACCGTCGCGAGGCGAGGCGACGTCCAGAGGGCG